TGCCACGATGATGCACCGCCACTTGGTTTTGATGTAGGATCATTTGAAAAGTTTTCTCCTGGGCCATATGGAACTTTTTGACCGTTTACTATTCTACCTTTAATAGTTGCAGGATTCCATCTTCCTAAAAATCCTTCACCTGATGGATTGCCATTCCATCTAACTATTTCTCTACCCGGACGTCCGTCTTGTCTTGCTCTTTGAAAATAAAGATTTCCATCAGTATGTAACATCACCTGGTTCAAGCCACCAAGGCCTCCAAAATGTGTAGGTCTAAATGTTGTTGGTGCAGCTTCTGCTATTGGCTTTGTTACTTCTTTTAGTTTCATGACAATACTGCCTTAGTGTTTTCTTCATCACCAATGTCTTTACTATCACCAACTGGTGCATCTCCAACATAATCGGTTTCACGCTCTTTGCGAACAGTTTCTAATTCTTTTAACAAGTCCATTACTCTGCCACCTGCAACATGTGATTGTGCATCACCTTCTGCTTGTCCCATATCTTCCTGTGTTAATTTAGCTATGTATTCTTTTTCGTCTTTTTCTTCTTGGTATTCTTCTCTAGGATCATTCATATTTCTTACTATAATATGACTTTGTTCTACGTCACAACACTGCCCAATGTATTCTTGTAAAACTTGCATTGTAGTTGGATAATGTAATTCAACTTCATAATATGTAACGTTCATATTACGTAACTCTGGAAAGTCTAATGGACGTTCTTGAATAGGTGTATTTTTACCAGCTGACATTTTCATTACGCCATATTTTTGTAATGATGTTTCCATTTTATCAGCAAAGTGTTCTGGAAGCTCTCCTGCAACACCTACTTTAAATTCATAAGTCTTTTTTGACTCTGTTAAATATTCTGCAAATCTTTTCATAGCTATAGGATCCTGTTTATAGTATTATTTATCTTTATCCATACCTTTTAGACGCTCTAACAGACTGTTTCTATCAGTTACAACATATCCTTCACCGTCAACAATACCTGCCGGAGCTCCTGTATCTTTATCTAGTTTTTCTTTTTTAAGTTGCAAATCAATCATCTTTAATTTTTTATCTAGTTTTGCAACTTTAGCATCAAGGCCTGTTTTTAACATTGTGCCTGCAACTTCAAAAACTCTACCACTGTAACGACTTTCTACATTCATACCTAAATCCATTAGATCTTCATATGCTGTCATTGCTTTGTCTGCTACATCATTTAATTCATCATCTGCCATTTGGCCTAAACCTTTTACAGCAGGTAATGCACTAGAAATTTTATCTAGCTCATTGATATCTCTAAAAGTTTCTTCAGTGTCAACAACTTGTGTTTTCTTTGGTTTTTTGTCCACAATGTCTTTGTTATCTGGCAAATTTAACATTTCTTCTAATTTTTTAGTCATAGTAGTGTTCCGTTATATGCTACTATATTTATCTACGTTTGCCGCCGTGGAAAATATCTTGCTCGTTTACAACACGGAACACGATACCTTGTTGTTTACACCAGCTACGAGCTGCTGACCATTTGGCTTGGTTAACAACAAAATGCAGTTTATTTGTGTTACTATTTCCTAGTTTCTTTATATCAGTTTGATTATATGGTTTTACTTCTACTAATTCAACTTTTTCTTTTCCATCTTTATCTGTATACGCTACAAAAAAATCCGGAACATATATTGTCATTTTTCCACTTAGAGGATTTCTATAAGGAATCTTAATTGCTTCACTTGCCCATTTGGTTACGTTTTCGTTTAGGTCACAAAATCTCATAAAGGCAAATTCCCAACTCGATCTATATGTAGGAGTTCGGCCTCCTATATATTTGTCAGGATATCTACAAGTATATTTTCCTTGTGCAAAACGTGCCATTAATATACAATATTTCTTTTTTCGCTTGTTTCTTGTGTAGACTCTAAACTGAATCCTATTGCACTCATTTTACTTCTATTGGTATTTAAAATAGTAGCGACCAATTTACTTATTGATACGCTATCTAATCCTGTAAGTGTATCCAACAACTTAAACACATTAACATTATCAATTTTAGCTTGTTGTAATAATACGCTTGCTATTGCTACAGAACTATTTTTATCAAAGCCTCTTTTTTGGAAAAATCCAACTACGCTATCTACTTGATTACTTGTTACAGAAATCTTCTTTGTAAAATATTTGTCAAAAAATTCTTTGACTTCTCCTGCACTGTCAGTTGTAGGCTGTATACTTTTATCTGTAATACTACTCATTGTGTTCTCACTGGTAATGTTTGTATAAACGCATTGTTAATTGTATCTCTAGGTAAAACTATTCCCGATTGCTGTTGCGTTGCATTTATTTGATTTATATTAGGACTTAGTGTTGTTGTTTGTAAATTTTGTAAGTTTTGTAATGTTAACAAACCTGTCAATATAGTATTTAGATCAACTTCTTTATTTGCAATGTCACTGAATACTGTGCTAACACCATTTACAAATCCTCCTATAGTAAATAGATCGCCTATAACACCGTTAGTGTTTAACACACCTACAGATAGATCATAATGTGAAGGATCAGCAAAGCCTGCAGGTTCGTCTACACCTGTTCTGCCTCTGCCATATAAAACATTTTCATACATTATACGCATTGTGTTTTTTGTAAAACTATTATCTGATTGATCTAAATTATCGTGCTGCCAATTTGAAATTAAAGGATTTACTAATGTAAAACTTGTAAATTCTGGTCTTGCATTATTTGAATACAAATGGTTTACAGTGATACTATTGAAAAATGGTATATTTTTCTTTTTGTTATTATCTAGTCCGTATCTATAAGTATTAGAATCTTCTGGTCCATACATGTTATTTCTGAAAGTATTATATGAACGTGGAACAGTAGTATCAGGTTGTCCGCTTGTATTTTTTTGTGCATAATTAGGATCTTGTGAATAATATCTGTAATATGCTTCCCATAACAATGTTGTAAGTCCAGCCATATCATCATGAAAACTAAAACTTACTGGCTCAAAACGTATCCTAGTTTGGACTAATTTTTTTCTGTTGTATTGATTTTTTTCATCCATGTCTACTTGAAATCTTGGCATATCAACACTATTAACAAGTAAATTGAATTCTCTTTTATTCAAAAGGCTTTGAACAGTTTTTCCTAATGATGCTAACGCTTCTTGATTAACATCAAAAACCACATGGTATAAAAATTTGGTTTTAGGAGATAGACGTAGGTTATTACGCACATACAATGCATCTGCATGTGCAAAATCTGCAAGTGTTCCTGCTCTACTATTGTTATCAAAAAATGCACTAAACTTGGACATATTGTATTTATCTATATATAATAAGTGCGTATATAAACAAAAAAAGGAGCATAAAGCTCCTTTTGTTGTATGGCAATCTTAGTTAGGATTAACCAGTTGCTGAAGTTCCTGCATTACTGGTTGAGCGTTTTTGTTTCACGCCGTTGATACCAACTCCAACACCCAACTGCACTGCGTTATCGTATTGCATTGTAAGTGTTACTGTTGCTTGATCATTGTTTGCATATGCTAATGCACCATATTCAACGTTGGTAAGCATACAACCGTATAGTTCCCAAGTTTCTAATACGCCCGGTGTATTGGTGCCGTTACCACCATCAAGTATTTCAATACGTTCTACGAACTTATAATCTATACCTGAAGCAGCACTTGCTTGCTCAAAGAAATCAAATTGTTTCTGTAGTTGTTCACCAACCATTTTCTGAACACTACCATTTACATCATCACGTAGTGTCAAACTTACTGTGTTCCAAGTATGTTTACCTGCTAGGTATACTTTTGAGTTATAAACATCAAGTTGAATAGGATCAAAAGATACTGTTGGTCTAGCGGCATCAATTACTTGTTTTGTTAATTCTTGAGTTTCTTTAGATACACCAAAATTTTCTAGTGTAACACGGAAACGATATTGTAGTTTCGGCATTAACAAACCTTGACTGCTTGAGCTGCTATCGTTTGCTAATGGAACTGTTAAATTTAATAGAGTTGAGATTGCCATCTATTGTTTCTCCTTAATACACAAGTATTTATCATTTGTAGGGGGTTTTTATTTCACCCCCTATTTTATGATATTAAAGACCTGCTATCTCTCCTGTGTTTTTAAGACGTAGCGGAATGTAAATAAATTCTACTGCCTTCACTGGTTCGATTGCGATATCAACGTATAATTCGTTTCTATCAATTCTAGCTGGTGTGTTGTTTGTTTCGTCACATACAACTAAGAAGTCAAACAATGCTCTTAGTCCTACTAACTCAACTAACAAGCTCTCTACCTGTTGTTTGATTTCATCACGTGTAATCTTATCGTTTGGCTCAAACAAGTATGGTTTAGCTAGGCTGTTTAGCTGACTACGTAAGTAGACAACAAGTCTTGCAACATTAACTCTATCCAATGCACTTGCATTCCTTGCACGAGTTTTCTGTCCAAATACTGTGATACCTGCACCTGTTAAGAATGTAATTGGGTTAACATTGCTTTGATATAGTGTATCTCTTTGGCCTTCGTTAAGTGCAATACTGTTGAATTCACCTTCACTATTGATGAATCCTGTTGCAGTAGCATTTGTTACACCACCACGTCTTGTTCCTGCTGGAGCAAACCACGGAAATGCAACTTGGTCATTTAGTGCAATAGTGCGTAAAACCATATGTGATGGTGGAACAACAATGTTGTTTCCTGCATTATCGCTGCTAAATCCGCTTGGATAATAAACACCTAAGTATTCATCACTTGTAACAAGTCCTGCATCATTATCTTCTAATGCTAAGTTTACGTTTGTTGACCAGTTGTTAAGTGTTGTTGCATCACTTGCTAATCTAAATGGTGTATCACCTACTACAAATGCTGTTAGTCCTCTGTCGTAGTTTAGAGATACCATTTCTCCAATTAGTTCTGGATAACCTGGTGTTGCAATTAAGTTGTATAGTCTGGTTTCGTTATCGCGAATTTCTTCATTGCTGTTAAGCATTGATTGTAATCCTTGAACAACTACTTTACGTTGTGCTTTACGTCCAAACGATCCTGATCCATCTGCTTCGTTAGCTGACTCAGTAACCCAACGATGTGGATAATAATTTGTCATTGCTTCATCGCCTTGACGTCCGTTATCTGCATTTACATCAATACTGTTGCGAACAAACTTCTTAACATTGAATCCACTTCTACGTAAGTTCCATAGCAACATACCTTTTGGATATAGTGCTGGATCTGGCGCATCTGGGTCTAAGAAATTACTTACTAATAGATCACTTATTTCGCCTGCTTCTCCGCTATTTGCACCAGTTGTGTTATAACGTGCATCTGCAAATAGCATACCGTTTTCAGTAGTTTGATCTGTAGTATCAATTTCTACCCATGGATTAGAACCTGCATCTGCTAATATTTTATTGTAAATATAAACTTTTGGATAGTTTTCTAAATCCATAGTGCTTATCCAAACATCTCCAGTGACAAGTGCATTACCGTCACTTTGTTTAGTTGGTGCTGAAGCTGATACAAGTGGTCCTCCAACATCTGTGTTATTAGCAAAATATGGAGAAGTTCCATCTTTATAGCCAACCCATGTTGTTCCATTATGAACCATAATATCTACTTCGTCAATCAAACTGTTATACCAAAGTGCTCCGTCTGCTGCTACTGCTGTAGGTGCATCATCGCTTGCTGTGTAAACAAGTGGTTGCCAATTAGATATTCTCCATTGATTTCCACCTTCTGAATAATAGTTTGCTGTCGGTGCTGGTCCGGATGATTTTATACCAATTGAATTAAGTAATCCGCCTGCATCTACAACAACAATATCTCCACCTATTCTGTGTGATATTTTTACTCTGTTGCCGCTGTCTACACTTGCTACTGTATTTGTAAGACCTGCTGAATTTATTGCATTTGCAATTACATCTGCATCAGTAGCCAATCCTGTTGCAACTATACTTACAGTAATTGCTGCTGTCAAGTTTGCATTTCCTTTTACAGTTTCTTGTAAAAATAGCTGGTAAGTTCCTGCTGCAACATCGCCTGCTTCTACTTTAGCACTTAATACTTCAGTAGCACCAGTTGCACATCTTTTATAAATTTGAAAATCTGCTGCTGGATAACCTGGAATATCATCTAAATCTGTTTCTACATAAACTGAACCTAGTGCTAAATTTGCACCGCCACCGGCTGCATCAAGTTCTGCGATTGCAGTCTGTGCATCAGGTGCTAATGGTGCATCATAACTATCCCATGCTTCTGTAGCAGAGTTCCATGCTTTTACTCTCCAACGTGCGCCAGCGTTTGGTTCTGTTGTTTTTACCCATACACTGCCAGTTGGTCTACCATTGACTGTTCCGGTATTGTCAGTTCTTTTGAAATCTGGAACTTGTGTGTGTTTGTCAATTACTAATTCAGGAGCCATATATGATCCTGCTGTTATACCTGCAAATGCTAGTGGTGTTCCAGTTCCATCTGCAAGTGTAAATGTATCGTGTAAACCATTTGAATAAAGATTTATTACACCTGCTTCCAATACTGCATATATTCCGCTTGGATTTGCTGCGGTGTTTATATCTGCAACCATATCGGCTAAACTATCGTTTGAGCCTGTAAGTGTTACAGTGATATTTGCACTATCAGAAAGTCCAATTTCAAATTGTTGGTTTTGGGCTAATCCAGTTCCGTTTGCAGTTCCTGTTACCATTGGCCAACTT